TTTCCCCCCTCTGCGAATGCCCTGTCCCAAATGGTATTAAATTCGTCTGGTCTTTTAATGGAATGCTCTAACTGTAATTTGTTATCTATATATTCCTTGATATAATCTTCAACAACTTCCCAGTTCTTATCTGATAATATATCTTGTAATTTTTTTCTTTGGCTGTTATCCATATTATTTATTCATACTTCTCATCTCTCCACCTTGCAGAGCTCCCATCATATCGGACACTGGATTTTCTATAGAACTCGGAGCTACAACTGAGGCATTGCTCGGAGATGTTATTCCTTGTCCTTGTTGTGGCAAACCCTGACCGCCCTCCTCTTGGGCTTTTAGCGTTGCTTCATCTGTAAATAAGGGGTTTTGCGCGTCCTGTTTAGCTTTTTCTTTGGCTTGCATTTTAACTTGCTCTTGCTGCAATAACTCTGAATTTTCTGCCATCTCTACCAATTTTTTTGGCAACCAATTTTCAGGCTTTTCATCTTGTATTTCAAGTATCTGCTTAACTGGATTATATAAATCTAATGCCACTTCCATTCCTCCCGGAGGCGTAAACATTTGTCCTGTCTTTGGGTCTACCTGTTGGTTTATAAGAGAAGACATCTGATAAACAACTGGACTAACAACATTAAATAATTCTAACTTACGCTGTCTTTCTATCTCTGGATTAGGACTGATAATTGATTGTGCCTTGATGACAATTTTACCCTCCCATTTTAAATTACTTAGTCCTATTCTTCCCTCTCCCTCTCCTAATTGAAAAAATCTTCTGCCTGAGCTTTCAATCAAAATTCCTTTTTTGTCTTCGTCTAATCCCAAGTCAAGTGTTTTGTAAAATTGGGCTTCAACTTTTCCAGATGGTTCACCTACCTCAACATTGCCCTCGCTTTTGGCATTATCACTAACAACTCCATTTTCTTTTTCATATTTTCTTAGTTCATCCTCACTGACAAATTGTTTAATTTCTGGAATTGAATAAACTTGATTAGCCCAAGATAATGTTATATAGGCATCCATTTCAATCGCTTTGGCGATATTTAGCATTGGAATATTTAATCTCTTGAGAGCTGCGTCTTTGGCGTGCAGTATTTCGCCCAATGTCTTACCTGCTATTTCCCCTTGAAGTATTGGAGTAATTGCGGTTGACTCGTCTATACTTTCTTTCATCATTGTAATTCCATCCTGACCTCTATTGTCAAATTGTATTTTAACTTGATCTATTGTTGACCCTGGAAGTTTCTGGACTAATTTGTTTGGACTTAAAGTTATTTCTCCATCTCCAGCTTGTGGTGTTCCTGAATAAAATAACATTGGATAAATCGCCATTACCAACTGGTCAATAGTCATATTCTTAAGTCTGTCATACATTATTTTACTGTTTTTAATGAGCTCATAAAGTCCAATTCCATAAATAGTGCGAGGATCTCGTATATTCCAATAAGCATACCAAAGCGTAAGTTTGCCTTCATCATTTGGAAGCGGTGAATAATACAATGGTATATTTTCGTTAGGTATATAAATAACAAATAAATCTTTCTTTTTATTTTCATAAAATCCAACCGTAATCATATCGTCTCTACCTTTGGTGGCTGAATTTATAGCTATGCTTTCGGTATTGATTTCCTCGTTTAGCGTTCCTGCCTTTATTGCTTGACTGTGTTTATACATACCAAACTCCTCATCAAAGTCTTCCAGTGAATAATCTTTTTCAAAATACCAATCATTAACTGAAAATATATCTGTTAGGTTGGCTTTGTCGTCTATCCAAGTGCGGTATAAATCAAGTTTTTCTCGGTAAATGTCGTTAAATTCTACTATCTCCTCTTTCTTGTATCGGTTTTTAGCAGGATCTTCGGTATCTACAACTTCTAAAATTTCTTTTGGTCTTTTTAAAATTCTCGGCACAGTATGTCCAACCGCAAATCCATATTTAGCAAGGTCAAAAACAAATAATTTAAGCACTCCAATGCCATTAGTTAAACTCCAATTTCTTTTCCAAATTGCTTTGGCTAAATTATTTCTTTGTTCATATTTATCACAAGAGCCTTTGAATGTAGCTTCCGGATTCTGGTCTATTAAAATTGAAAGAGCTGTTTGTATTTTAACCAAGAGTGTTGGCTCACTTAAATTAGAACGCCAAGATCTTCCACCAAGTTGCCCTAAATCAACAATTCTACTTGTGCCTCTTAATCCAGTTTCCTCATCTTGTAGATATACTAATTTTTTATTATTTCCTGTTGTTTTTTGAATTAAGCTATTCGGCTGGTATTCTCTGTCTGCACTCACCATCAGATCTTCAAAGTTAAATCCTCCGCCAATATCTTGCTTTGTTTTCTTTAATACTTCTATGCGTTTTTCTAAAAATATAGTCAATTCCTGTTCTTTGTCGTCAAGATTAAAATTTTTAACTTCTTGTTCATCATTTATTTTTTTAATATCTTGCATAGAAATTATATATAATCATTTTGACTAATTGTATTTGAATTATTATTTAATTTATTTAACCTCGCTTGAATACGCTCTTCCGTTGTGCGTAATTCTCCTGTTCTTGGCAGCAGTGTTGAGCTGGGACAATTTTCACGAATATAATGGCAAATTCCATTCGCAATAATCCTATCATCGTGCTTGCCGTCCATTGCTTCTGGTCTGCCCATATCATTCCGCACAAAAGTTAAACACTGCTGCAAAAAACTTTTTGTCCAAATTCCTTCAATCAAATTTATCTGAACATTCAAGTTGTCAAGCATTGGCTTTCTGCTGGTGCTGTTAGTTGAAAATCCAAGCTTCCTGCCGCTCATATGCGAAACGTCGTCAATCGCTTCTCTCCAATAAAGATTTGGATATTTAAGAACCTCAAATAATTCCGTTAAAACCCAAAGCCCCGAATTGCTCTCCACGCCCAGATAAGCGTTATTATACCAGCGACCAAGACCGTTGAGTAAAACAGCGTAATCATCAGGGCGAATTTTATTACTTTCAAATTCAATACAAGTTTTTAAGGTATTATTATTTATTAAAACACAGCTTGAACTGTCCCCTAACTTTCCTTCAGCCACATCTCCTCCGATGACATAACTGCCCTGTGCAAATGGTAGTTCGTATATTTTTAAATCTCCATCTATATAATATTTTAAAAGATTTTCTGGCATTCTAAACCTATCAACTTCAATCGGCTTTGGAGTGTTAGCCAATAAATACATTATCCGCTCTTTGTTGAAAAAAGTGTTTCCCGAAGCCACGAATGCCTCTTCTGGCGTTGTTGGGTATTCCTGATGCAATATTTCCCAATCTTTTTTTAAAGATAACCATTTCTCATAATAATATGTAATCTCAATATCTGAAAGGTGGTGATTAAGTTGGTATTCCGAGAACTTAGCTCCTTCTTCCATTTCAGATACTGGAATTGCAACCTTAATTTTTGCTATTTCTTCGTCATCCCATTGCCAGTTGTAAAAATGTGCTTTAAACTCCAATTGCATTGGTGGACGTTTTCTGTCCCACGCCTCCCAAAACATATCGTAAAAGTTTCCCCCCATTCCTTCAGCGGTGCTTTCAATATCTATCCTGCCCTCTGGTGGCACTGACGGAATTGTGCCTGTAATGAACTCAACAGCTTTAGCCGGATATTTAACACAAAGTTTTCCATACTCCGAACAATGCACTCTGTTATTAGTTCCTGACCGTCCTGAATTACTAACTATCATTGAACTAAAATTGTTATTGCCGAAATCAAACTTTAACTTATTAGAAGCAGAATTATCTACGTCCCATAAAGTTTTTAATTCTTTTGGCTTAATTCCAAATGCATCTTCGTTATCAAAGTTCTTCCAAACGAAATCAACCTTTTTGTCAAATATCTCAATGGCGTCATTCTGCGTATGAGCAATAAATAAATCTGAAAAGTTGCGAGTAAATAATACATCATCTAAACTATCTATTGCCTCAAATGTTGTAAAACCTATACGCCTTGACTTTAAAATTATATTTCTAGTATGTTTGTTTTTATCAAAATCTTCCTGAGCTCTGTTTTTTTTAAAAATTATTTTTTTCTTATCTCGGTCAATAATAGAATATAAGTGAGAAATTCTCCACTCTTTGGAATTTAAAAGTTTACGGTCTAACATTTATTTAATCTAAAACATCTTCAATTTTTAAACCCAATACTATTTTGCGTTCAGGAGCATAATCGCCTCTCAACTTATAGGCAAGATCCAACGCTTTGCTTACAGCATTAGTGTCAGGCTGGTCTAACACTTCATAAACATCACTATTCCCCTCCTTGCTATTTTTGTGTTTAACAACAACTTTCTCTCTCTTGTCTAAAAGCTCTAAATGTCTTTCAGCTAAAAGTTTTTCAGGTATTATTTTTTTAAAAACATCTAAGTAAATTCTTTCTTTCGCTTTTTCTATAACTTCAACACTTAATTTCTTTCTTCCACTTCTCCCTTTTTTACCTTTCCAATATGTTGGTTTTATTCCTGGAGGCATTATTTTAAAATAATTTTTCTATGTAATATTAAATAAAATTTTTGTTATTGGCGGATAAATAACTGAGTTGAATATACTATAATTATAAATTAAATAGATAAATTGTCAAGACAGTAATGATATAATTAAGGG